TCGCAATGCTCGATTAGATTTAGAGGCACCAAGAATAGGGACCACGGCAAACGTTCTTAGGAATAAGCTTAACCCTGATCAAGAATTTCATAAGTTAAGTCTGCTAGAGACGGTTAACTTATCGGCGAACACCGGTGATATGTCTTTATTCCACTCCGCCCTTAGCATGCTTGGCTACGATTGCCACAAAGTTAATGACGGCCCATCTGCTGAGCAGCTCATATCACAGGTCCTTCATTCAGCAAGTGCATCAGGCAAAGTTACTGCCTTATTCGACCAGGCAAATCAAGATCAGCACATTGATGAAGATGAGTGCAACTCACTGATAAATGCTACTGAAGAAGCTATTCAAAAACTTCAGTCACTTCGCTCTTCGCTATTCAAGAAGGTAACAGGATGATTTTCAACGCGAGAGACAAAGTAACAAAGATATCAGACGCCCAGATTAAACAGGCTGAATCTCAACTTGCGCACATTGAAAAATACATTGCAGAAGCTGGTGCTTTAATAGCTGCGCGGTCCGGCGCAGAAAGTAAGACAGCCCAGGAGTTATTTAACGGTTACCTATGTGAAACGCTAGATAGTCTAACTTTCACTGCGCAAATGGCTGAAATGGCAATTAGACCAGCTCAATACTGCGGTGAGCCTGCTACAGAAGCAACGCCCGATGCAGAACGCAACGAAGAGTGGCGCATAACCATCCGTGATGGCGAGGTTTCATTCGCCCGTTATGACAAGCACAACAAGCTGGTTAGCTACCGCCCTTCGTCACTAACCGATGCTATTGAAGACGCAAAGGCTATTCTTCAGGGGTTTCAACCACCACCTTCCCGGCAGCGTCTAAATAAACTTGTTCTTGGAACTGAACTTGAGTGATTTTACCTCTGTTTTCACAATTTTCAAACCGCAGGCCAGAGAAGCTGATGTCAGAATCAATTCCCTCTTCTTTTAACAGCTTTATTTCGTTGGCCATAGAGTCGAGAAGGCGACTTAATTTGATAGTAGGTATGTTTTTGGGCATGGGTGTTCCTTTTAAGTTGTTCGTAACTAAGTGATTAAAATTATGTGTAGTGCAAAATTAAAATTAAGCGTTAAGGCTGAAAAATTAAGCAACTTGCTTTCTGTTGTATCAGACGTAAAGCAAAGCTCACCGTTTACCGAACAATTTACTGAACGCTTTCAGTTCCTTCTCGACACTGGCGATTTGCTGGTTAAGGCGGGTGGCGTCAATCTCGGTGATTGCTCCGCAACGACAAGTGATTTCGGGGTTTGTCTTGAGCCAACCGATAGTTTTCTTAGTCTTTGCACCGCATTTTTGGCAGGGAATGGGGATTTCAGTATTTTCGATCACAAATATTCCTTTTCTCAATCGTTAGAAATTTAACAATAGCAGAGGTGTTTATATGAGCAAGGTTTATCAGTTCCCAAATAAGAAAGTAACACCCGGCACTAATGACAGACCACCGAGGGCAGCGTAATGCGTTCTGCTTTTATCTGGTGGTGTAAGCTCCGTTGGTTTGAAGTGAAATTTAAATACGGCGAGCCTGCGGCCATTTTAATGTTATGGGCTTTAGCACTGATTATTACTTTGCTGTTACTGAATTTATAGCAGTAAGCGTTTGATGTTGCGCTTTAAACGTCCTGTTTGTATCGCTTGAGTGTAGTCCTCCAATTACACAAGAACATTCAGATAAACGAAGCATAAGTCAGGGGTTTTGATTAGTTTTTCCCCAATGGGTTGGCGACCTAACCAGCGGCGCATAAAAAAGGGTGACACTTGGAGAGATAAGGCGTTTTGAGAAGGTTTGTTGATTGTTCGTAATCCCGATTTTGCATTCATAGAGTGCATCAGGGCAACAATAAACCTTCATCAAAGCGTAATTCAAGGTTTCGGTAACGGTAAGCAATAGGGCTTATTCATCCGAGTTGGTGCCAAGGTGACGACCATGGCCGAGCCTACTGCGAAAGTGTAGGGCGTTTTGAGAGGGTGGTTGGCGCGGTAATAAGTTTCTAGCCAAGAGCGCAAATGCAACTAGCAGCCATCTTCATCAAAGCGTTATGCGGATTGAGCATTCTCAGTCGGCGCTTTCCCGAGTCTCTATGAGAGCCAGTATTACCAACTGCGTGAGGGTTAATAAATAAATAGGTATCGGTAAGGCAGTTAACTGGCAAGCGGAGGTTAACACCGATTATTGGCGGCTTTGTGCGACATGAAAGACTGAGCTTGCAGCCAAGACTAACCCACTTGACCCAAACGGGTTACTTAAAACACTCACAACGTTAAATGTGATTGTTTCAGGCAATAAAAAACCCCGCATGCCGTGGAAAGCAAAACGCGGGGTTTGAAGCATTAACTTCGAGGTAAGTATGACGCAAACCGCAGACATAATCAATTTTGAAAGGCCAGTAGTGAAAGCAGACATAGAGAACGGCTTCACTCGCATAGCAAACGAGCTCACCGAAGCGCTAATGAACAACCCAGCCAAGTTATGTGGCCGTGAATTTCAAATCGTTCACGCCATCATTCACAAAACGTTTCGCTTCCATAAAAAATCAGACTGGATCAATAACGCCCAAATTTCTGAAATGACCGGCATCGCTCAATCAAAAATTAGTGAGCTCAAAAAGTCACTTATTAATAAGAATGTTTTAGTGGTTGAGGGAAGGAATATTTCAATCAACACAACGGTTTCAGAATGGTCAGTTTACCCAAATTCGGGTAAAGGAAAAGTTACCCAAAAACGGGTATCGGCTTACCCAAATTCGGGTAACGCTTTACCCAAAAACGGGTATCAGATTACCCAAAAACGGGTAACACATAAGAAAGACTATTTAACAAAAGATAATAATACAAAAGATATTGCGCCAAAACGCGCAAAACAAATCCCTAACGACTTCGCTGTTACTGGTGAAATGAGAGCATGGGCAAAAGCCAAAAATGTCACTGCTAACATCGATTTTGAAACAGAGCAATTCATGGATTACCACCAAGCAAGAGGTTCTACCATGAAAGACTGGGGCAAAGCTTGGCAAACTTGGATGCGAAACACTATCAAGTTCAATAAGCAAACCCAGCGTTCAGCCCCTGCGCCTGAAAACTTTAGTCAGACTGATTACGGTGAAATTGAGGGGAGGTTCTAAAATGCCACATTGCACAAAACACGGTGATTACCTAAATCGCCCTCAAATATCTACACGCACAACCACGCACGAACAGAAGTGCCCACGGTGTGCAGTAGCTACATTGCAAGCCAGTCAGAGCGAAATGGAAACGCCAACGTCAAAAGGGGCATTGCAGGCGTTCGTCAGTAAATTACCGCCTAAGTTTAAAGATGCTTCATTGGAAAACTTCACCGCGCCAACTAACGACCATGCTTTTCTTCTCAAGGTTGCCAATCGTTTTGTAAATAGCTTTTCAAAAGAACAGCCCCCAGGCGGCATGGTGATAATGGGGCCTACAGGCACTGGTAAAACTCACTATTCTATCGCCCTAGGTCGTGAAATTACCTCAATGGGTTTAACCCCTCATTACACTACCGTGGCAGATATGATTAAAGAGGTTCGGGCCAGTTGGGGAGAAACTGGTGGAGAGAGCATTGTGCTTAGCAAGCTTGTTCACTATGACCTAATGATCATTGATGAAATAGGTGTGCAAACGGGCAGCCCTAACGAGAAGCAGATTATTTGCGAAGTTGTTGATGGCCGTTACAAATTAATGAAGCCCACTATTTTGATTTCAAATCTAGCGATAGACGAGGTTTCCAAGTATGTAAGCGAGCGCAGTGTAAGCCGTGTTTTAGATAAGGGCATGAAACTACCGTTTAAAGTGCCAAGCTTCAGGAAGGTAGCAGCATGAACAGCATTTCACTCACTAGTAAGCAAATCAGCTATATGGAATTTGTTAATAACTTCATTGTTGAAAATGACAATTTTCCACCGCTCTCAATTATCGCCGGCCACTTTGGAGTAAACCCCAATGCTGCACTTAATCACCTTCAAGCGTTAGAGAAAAAAGGCTATTTGGCAATGTGCGACAAGGTGCAGAAGTATCGCAGAACGGTACCGTTCAAAACGTTCATTCAAATTCGCGGGAAGGTGGCAGCATGAACAACACAAAAGAAGCGGCTGAAATAATGTATCGCAATGGTGGTTGGTTCACAGCTGCCGAGCTAGGTAAGCAACTGGGTGTAAGTGCTGTTACTGCCTCTGGTTTTATCTACAACATTAGAAATAGCAATAAATACCAAATCCAAGAAACTCCACTTCCGGGAAGAAAAATTAAAGTGTTAAGCATCAAGGGAAGTGAAAATTTAAATCAAAGCCTATGGCGTGTGGCGTTATTTGGAGGTAAAGCAGCATGAAAACGGTTTTTGAAATCATCTATGTATGGATAGTGAATTTAATGATTGGTCAGACTAAGTTTGACGCTGACTACAACGCCAAAATAGGAAGTTGGCTTGATGAAGGCAAGGAGTTGATTGTCTCTGGTTCAACTTCAGAGTTGAATAATTTCGAAATTTGGACTGCCAACTATCCGTTTTCGTATGGTCACCCTTATTACAGAAGCGGCCCTTTGGAAAACGGTAAAGAGTTCGGCTTGTCCGCACGAAACATAGTGAGGCTTGAGCGTAAGGTAAAAGAGATAAAGGCGGCTGGCAAAAAATTGGATTTTATCGATAAAAAAAAGAGGCTTTTAGAATCTATGGAGAAATCAGCATGAACTTAGAACAGATGAAAGAAGCCCGTTCAAACCGTATTAAACGCGAATCTCAAAGTGAGGTTTTGCAAAAGCGCAAAGAAGCGCGTGATGCTATCGAGTTAAAGAAAATCGATGCTTCAATAATCACAGATAAGGACTACTTCGAGCGCATGTTTAAAGAGGTGGCCGCAGCGTGAGTTGGCAAAGTTGCACAGTTGCGAACCTGCAGCAATTTGAATCAGTTAATCAAGCAGTATGTGAATGGTTCCGCGCTGGCAAGATGGTTGATGTGAAGGTGCGCGAAAGTGCCCCTTCTCGCATCGATGCTATGAAAGCATTGCAGCACCATTGGTACAACGAACTGAGCAGACAAACAGGAAAAAGCGCCAAGTACATGAACGCTTATTGCAAGCTGGTGTTTGGCGTTCCTATTGCTCGAGAGTCAGATGCAGCGTTTAAAACTAATTACGATCAAGTGATAAAGCCTCTAAGCCAGAAACAGAAGATACGCTTTATGGCCCCGCCAATGTCAATGGCCGTTACCAGTAGCTTCAATGTTAAGCAGATGCACCGCTATTTGAATGCAATTAAAGCCTGGGCAGATAAGAAGGGTTACACGTTAACAACCAGCAATGATCTTTATGTAAAAGCGATGGGTGGTTAAATGAAATTAAATACATTGGACTTGCTAACCCCAGAAAAGCGCCAGTCGATTCTTAAAGCAAGGGTTGTTAAGAAGAAAGAAAAAAATCAGTTGAATATTAATAAAGCGCTAAAGAATCTTTCGGTTTGCCAACCGTCTACATCAGTTTTTAATCTCGCTGATAACCTTTTGGCTCATGAGTTAATTGATTATGAAGGGATAGTCTCAAGCTCTGCAAAATATAAAAGTCTTACTGGTATTTACTTTTTAATTCTTAAAGGCTGCATTGTTTACATCGGCCAATCGTTAAATATTCACGCTCGCATTGGGCATCACTACGGGCGCTACGATTTCGACTCGTGGAGTTTTTTTGAGTGTGATAAATCAGAGCTCGATTTAGTTGAGTCACTTTATATACAAGCCTATCGCCCGCCATTTAACGGCTTAACCGCAAAAGGCAACCCAATCTCACCTTTATCGCTGGATAGGCTGAAACAAATGGCGGGGAAACAATGAAGCACATACGAGCAAACCTTACTGATTCAGCCATAAAATCTTATGCAAAGGATCCTATGGTCAATTCGGTTAGAGATACTAGATATCAAATAGAGTTGAGGTTTCATAAGTCAAGAGAGAAGGCTACATGGAGCTTGTTTAGAACCGAGCATGGCCAGTCTCGCCGTTACCGAATTGGCTACTGGCCAGTGCTTAATTGTAAGAACGCCATCGCTATGGTTCCTGATGTTTTAAGGCGAATAGGCGCCGGTGACGAAATACAGGTTACCGAGTTTAACACGGTAAACGATTTGCTCGAGTGGTACCTGGTTCGTGTTGAGAAAGAAGCGGTTAAAAGCAAGAGCCGTAAGAAAAATGTTATAAGCGCAATTAAGAGCCACTTAATCCCAAGGCTTGATGGTCTTATTTTGGCGAATGTACGCAAAGTGGTTATCGACCAAATGCTGATCTTGCCATTGCAGGGTGAGGGGTTAAAGCCTTCAACCATTAGGCAGTATTTCGCAATACTTAAAAGGGTGTTTGCTAGTGCGGCAGAATTAGGCCTTATAACGGTTAACCCAATGGCCAGTATGAAATTTAGTGATCACATACAAAAAAGAATTCTTCCTAAGTTTGGTAAGTTGCAAGTGCAAGACGCTGAACGTATCACCTCATTAATAATGGAGCAGCCAGAACAGCCCAGAATGCTATTACTTATGATGTTGTTGTTCGCCACAAGGATTGGAGAAACACGCCAATTGAGGTGGAAGCACATAGACTTTGATGGCCGCCAAATAATCATCCCTGAGTCTCTCACAAAGACTGGTGTTACACATGTTATACCGCTCACTGATATCTCAATAAAGCTACTGCAAGAATATCAAGAACAGCATCATGGTGAATATCTATTTGGTAGAAGGGCGCCATGGTCAGAAAGCACAGCAGACAAAGTTATTAGAACTGCATCCAAAGGGAAGTTCAGCGCTCACGACCTAAGGAAGATGGCCAGAAGTGTATGGGCTGAAATTGGTGTTGATTACTGGGTGGCTGAAAGGTTGCTAAATCATAAGCCCAAAGGACTTGATTTGGTTTACATACAGGCTGATTCATCGAAGGTAAAAAGAGCGGCATTAGAGAAGTATCATAACTGGTTATTTAAGCATGAAAAAACCTGTTCAGAGGTAACCACGACCAAAATTGAAAGCCCTGTAATATTTCAGTTTAACAATGGCTTATATTGATTTTGGCATTTTTCCACATGGAATACATAAATAAGCAAATAGGGGTGTGAAATGATTGAACTAGAGCTTCCTTATCCGCCCACGGTAAACCACTATTACGGGCAAAGGCCCAAAGGTGGAAGGTTCATTAAACCAGCGGGTAAAGCGTTCCGTGTTGAAGTGAAAGCCACGGCCTTGGAACTGAAAGCATGCAACTACTTAACGGGTTCAATTCATTTAGAGATAGATGCTTACCCGCCAGATAATAGAAAGCGAGACCTGGACAACATCAATAAAGCGTTACTTGATGCGTTGGAAGAAGCCGGAGTATTCAAAGACGATAGCCAAATAATAAAGCTAACCAGCACAAAGTATGCGCCCATAAAAGGCGGCAAAGTAGTTGTAAGAGTGCTTGAGCCAATAATTTAAACAGAACAAACCAGATAGGTATAACGATGGCAGCAACTAAGATTACACACGAACAGCTACGCGAAGAACTCAGGGCAGGCAATAAGCCGGTTGATATTGCTAAGGCTTACAGTATGAGTCACAGCGTTTTGCTAAGACGCATTAAAAAGCTAAAGGCAACCGGCTACGATCCAGCAAACGATAGAGACTATAACAACCCTGAGAACCACCCCGTTGCTGGCTACTCCACGCTGGTTCGTCATAAAAGCGCCAGTGATAGCAGTACCGGCAAAGTGCTTGAATGGGTTAAGACTCGCGTTGATGTGCGTAATCAGATGGATGCCGCCACCGCCATGATTGACACGATGATAGCTGATATTAAGCCCTTGCCAGTTATCCCGTTTAAGAACTATGTTGCCACGAGTGACCAATTCACCGTTATTCCAATTGGAGACCCACACATTGGGCTTATGACTTGGAGCAAGGAAGTGGGTGAAGATTGGGATATTAAAATAGCCGATCGCGTTTACCGCAAAGTGTTTAAGCGTCTTTTAACTAATCTACCCGATACAGAAGAGTGTGTTTTAGTTAACACTGGCGATTTCTTCCATGCCGATAACATTCAAGGCGAAACCAGTCGCAGCCGCCACAAGTTAGATTTGGATGGTAGACATGGCAAATGGCTTGATGCTGGCTTTGTCATAATGCGCATGTTCATCGATGCCTGTTTACGTAAATTCAAGAAGGTTGAGTTTATCAACGTGCCGGGTAACCACGATGATATTTTAGGCCGCGCAATTGGCTCTTATGTTTGGCAGCTGTACCGCGATAACGAGCGCATTAATGTGCAGAAAGGCGATAGCCCATTTCAGTACGTTCGCCGCGGCAATGTTTTGCTAGGTTTTGCCCACGGCCACACATGCAAACTTTCAAGCTTGCCCGGTAAAATGGCTGATGATCAATACAAGCTATGGGGCCGCACCACTTACCGCCATTGGATATGCGGCCACGTACATCACAATTCATGGGTTCAATTCAAAGAGCACCCTGGCTGTAAAGTTGAAACAGTCGGCATTATCCCGCCTAAAGACGCATACGCCCACGGTGGAGCATACGGCGCTGATAGAGGTATTCAAGGCATTATCTTTGATAAGAAGATTGGCTATTCACCAAGACGTATTGAAGAAACGGTGAGGGGTACAGATTAATGAGCGCTTTAATAATATTTGTAAGCCAGTTCGCCGTAGTTTTCTTGCTTGGTATTCAAAGTCAAATGGTAAGGGATGCAAATTGTATTGGTGCTGCAGTAGGTAGTTTGCTTATTGGTTTTAGCCAGTTCTTTGTATTTTCCATCATAGGCGGGTTAGCGGCAGGGGATATGCTCACCGCTGAAGGGGTGGCATTTATGACTTCAGGGCCATTAGCAATAGTGGCATCTATCAAAACTCACCCATACATGGTGAAGCACATTTTTAAGGGGCGTAAATAATGATCATCGGTTTAACAGGTAAAGCGCGAAGCGGAAAAGATACGGTAGCCTCTCACTTACAAGAAGCGTACAAGTTTCACCACTATTGGTTTAGTAAGCCGATGAAAGATGCATGCCGTAGCATGTTTGGTTGGGGTGATGAACATTTATATGGTGAATTGAAAGAAGAAGTTGATCAGCGCTACGGCATTTCACCTCGTGTAGCCCTTCAGACGCTAGGAACTGAGTGGGGGCGTAATACTATCAATTCAGACTTATGGATATTACGCGCCCAAAAAGAAATGGAGCAACACGAAAACATTGTGATTAGTGATTGCAGATTCGATGACGAGGCCGAGGCGGTAATATCATCTGGCGGTATAGTCATTGAAATAGTAAGGCAAGGCATAAACCAAGTGGCCGCACATTCATCGGAAAGCGGTATAAGCAGCAGTTTAATAAATTATCAAATTGAAAATAACGGAACGCTCCCAGAACTATACCGTTCAGTGGATAACTTTCTTATTGACGCAATTGCAGCATAAGGTTGATTGTTATGGCAAAAGGCAGACCCACACAAGGCGGCATCATAATAAAAGAAGCCCGAAACCGCCGAGGTTATTCAAGAGTTGAGCTTGCAGAACTAACAGGATTTGCAAAAAACACTATATATAACTGGGAGTGTGGGCTTTCGCGACCGCCTTTTGATGATGTTATACTTATTGTTGAAACGCTTCATTTTTCATTAATGGAAATCGAGGGCCTAACCAATGCCGCTTAAAACAATAAAGCAAGTGAGGAAGGATCTTAGGGTCTGGGGTTCGTTCTGGGCAAGAGCTGAGGAAGGGCAGGGCTATGCTAGGCAATCGGTTACCGCAAGAATATGCGAAATGCTAAGAACTCAAGTGTTAGTATCTTCAGACCTACACTTATTTAGCCACCAAGCTGATAACTTATTTGTGCCTGAGCACATTGAAGAAATCGGCAACGTTGTTGATAAGCTGCCGCACAACTTTAAGCTGGCGCTAAAAGATAAGTATATAAAGAACAAAGTGCGCAATGATTACTACCTACGAGAAGCTGAAAATCTCTTAATTTCGCGCTTACACTGAGTAAAACACCACATCTTGCGTCAAAAGCACCAGATGTTGTGAAATATCGGCCCTTAAAAATGGCATAATATTTATATCTTAGCGAGAGTTTACCCGAAGCCCTGACTTATTAGTCGGGGCTTTTTTATGCCTGGAATTAATCATGTTTAAACTAAGCCGCCGCAGCAACAGACACCTAAAGGATGTTCATCCTGATTTGGTGAAAGTTGTAAGAAGAGCGCTAGAGATAACAAAGGTTGATTTTGGCATTCCGTTTACTGGCGGTTATAGAACTGCAGAACAGCAAAACGCATTATTTAAAGCGGGTAAGTCTCAGGTTGACGGTTACAATCGTTCATCAAGACACCAGTTCGGCGATGCCGTGGACGTTTTCGCCTATGTCGATGGTGCAGCATCATGGGATGAAGACCATCTTACTCATGTGGCAACGGCAATGTTAGCCGCCGCCTCAGAACTAGGCGTTAAAATACGCTGGGGCGGCCACTGGCGTTCATTCGTTGATATGCCACACTTCGAGATTATTCAATGAAATATATAGCGTTGTTCTTCAGTTTAATTACACCACGCTTCATTAATGAGTGGGTAATGCTTGAGGAAACAAAAGACGCATATGAACCTGTTTGCTCAGAAGTTGATATTCGTCCAGGTGAAACATTTGATGCAATGGCAAAGGCTAAATCATTTACTTGGTTTGGTGTCTGCTTATTCGCTAGCTTCGGTGAGCCAGTAGCATTTGACCGAAAAAGGCTTTCAAAGTGAATCTTAATGAAGGCTACCAACCGAATAAAAAAATCAAAAACCCAATGCCGCCCGGCCCAGAAAACCAAAAAGTAAGCGTCACTATAGGCGGTTGCGAACGCCCACCAACAACTGAATATCACGGCACTAAGCATAAGCGAGATGAAATGGAGCCAATGAGCGTTTTCTCATTTACTGGCTTCATGTTTTGCGCGTTTTGTTTTGGTTTGGCATTAGGAGGAATATTGTGAATTGGTCAGACTTAGGAAAGAAAGTTGCTGATGTAGCGCCTTTACTTGGTACCGCTTTAGGTGGTCCGGTTGGCACTGGCATTGGCTCAGTTGTTGCCGCTGCTTTTGGTACTGGTAACAATCCTGATGATATTTCCAAGGCGATTGACGCTGATATTAATTCACACCTAAAGCTTAAAGAGCTGCAGTTGACGCACAAGCAAAAGCTTGAAGAAATCGCATTAGAAACTACAAGAGCAGAATTGCAAGATAAGCAGAGCGCCCGAACCGCTCACAAAGATAGCAATATGCCTGCAGCCGTAACCATTGTTATGAGCTTGCTTGCCACGCTTTACGGCCTCGGCCTTTTCTTCGTTGAGTTCCCTGATTCAAACAGAGATATGATTAATTACTTTGGCGGCCAGATGATTACCTTATGGGTTGCCAGTGTTGTGTACTGGGTTGGAACTACTCGTTCAAGCAGTGATAAGACAAAGCTTTTATCTAGCATCAAACCATAGACTAATTACCAATTAACTGCTGTATATAAATACAGTAATATGCTCAGTAACACACATTCTGAGTGAACGGCCATGGCGCTAAGCGATTATTTAACTATGTCACAAGAAAAGTTTCACATTGAGAAATCAATATCAGTTGGGCACATACTCACCACACTGGTTCTGATTATTGGTGCGTTCACTTACTTTACTGACTTTGATAAACGCATATCAGCAACAGAACAAGAGATTACGTTCCTAAAAGCGCAAAGAGTAGAAGATGCAAGGCGCATAGAAAAGCGGCTAGATAGCATCAATGAAAAGCTAGACAAGATTTTAGAAAGTGGAATGAGATAACCCAAGGGGAACAACCGTGGCATTCACCACCGTTACTTCAACGGATGGTTATGTAGTCGAATCCGAGTTAACAGGCGCAACGCTCAGGGTACACAGCCCACACCGAGCAAAGCGCCTTTTTACTGTCAACGTTTCACACAACGGGCAAGGCAAAGCAAGGCTCACTAACGGTTATGGTAACTACTCATTCAAAGTGAGAGTTGCAATTAAAGCCTGGCTAAAGCTTAACAACTTCAATTCATATACTTTTGAGCGTGGCGCACCCCAAGATGGGCAGCGCTTATTGAGTGGTGTGGTCTCATAGATGCAAATCAGTTTTAAAGACGATATAGCTGCACTAACCAAAGAACTCAAACAGGTTCAAGAGTCAGCCATACCAAAGGCTACTGTTCAAGCACTGAATAGGACAGGCACCGGCACAAAGACTGATGCAGTTCGTGAGCTTAGCCGTATCACTGGCATAAAGCAGAAAGATGTTCGGCCTAAGATTGATGGGCCATCTGATAAGTTCAAACACAAAGCCACCAAGAATAAGATGATGGCAACAGTTGATTCATCAGAGGGTAGAGCATCCAACCTTATTAACTTTGTATCACCCTCATTACGTAAGCCTAATCACTTCAACCAACGCAAAGTGTTGAAGAGTGGCAGGCGTGGTAAGTACAAGGCGAAAGGTGTTAAGGCTAGAGCTTGGCGCAATAGCAAAACATACGATGGTACATTCATTGGAAAGGGTAAAGACTCAGGGAAATACTTAGTCTTTGCTAGAACCAGTAGTTCACGAACGCCAATCAAATCTATTTCTGGCCCATCGATAAGAAACGAATTTAAATCTGCACCAGTCCAGGCAAAGCTGAAGAGTATGTCAACCGTTCGCTTTCAAAAGAACATGGCCGCTGCAGTGAAGAACCAGTTGCGACGAGCAATCGCTAACAGTTCAAGCGCATTGAGTTAATCCTTACACTACTTGTGTAATCGCCCTAAGCACGACAAAGACTGTGCCAATAAAAAACGAGGACGATAGTAGTGTTAATAAAAAAAGGTACTTTCCAGCATCTCTTTTTGTTACGGGTACGCAGCAGCGCAAAATTTCGCTATTTATGACTCATTTTGGCTTCAGGTTGTTTAGTTATCGCCTGAATCGCCACTGAAAAAGCACAAACTATGGACTCGCACTTACTCAACAAAAAGAATATGGCTGAGTCATTAGGCATTTCTACACAGGCCTTTGACAAATGGGGTGTGAAGCCACATAAGAAAATAGGGCGGCAAACGTTTTTCAGAGTTCAGGATGTAGTTGAAAACCGCATTGAAAATGAACTCAAGAAAAACAACAACCGAGTTAACCCGCAGGGCGAAAGAATAGATGTTGAGTTTGAGAAGGCGAAACTAACGCAGCAACAGCGGATCACCCAAGAAATCAAGAACGAGATTTTGGAGGGTAAAGCGATCCCCGTTGAAGCCGCCCGCGATGTTCTTGCAAGAATACTGGCTCAAGTTGGGGCCACACTCGACTCATTAGCGCCAGTTAACCTCTCTTATATCGTCGTTACACATCGAGTTCAAAATTGCTATCTGACTCGGTGCGGTTTTCCAT